GGGCGGCATGACGTTCACGTTCTGCAGCTTCTTTAGCACGGCGTTCATCGTTCCAGATACGCTTCATCTGGATCATTTTGTCCTTTGCTTCTTTGCTGTATTTGTCTAGTTCATCAACCTCAACCTCTAAAGCTTTTACTTTTTCGGGGTCAGCAGGGGTGCGACCACGATCTTCTTCTGGGGTATCGTCCTCGATTTCAATATCAATTTCTTGGACGGGATCTTGTTCGATCTCGACCTTTTGTTCGATTTCATCGGGGAATTTAAATTCTTGTGTTTCTGCCATTGTCCGGCTCCTTAAATAAATTTACGGGTAATTCCACGAGGGTCTTGTACGACTGCCTCTACAGAATCATCGTTAATGATGCGAAACTCACGCCCATGAATTACCAAACGAGTACCAGCATTGGGGCGAGTTAATACAAAATCGCCTTCTTGACAGTATGGTCCGGTTGGAAAGCGGTCTGTGTCCTTGTAACAATCTGGACCCATTTTGACCACAAAAAGTACCGTAGTTAAGAGTTCGTCTACTCTACGGGTTTCATCCGACTTAATAATTCCACTATCGAATGCTTCTTCCGCTTCAGGAATAGCGCATAAAATGCGATAACCCTTTGGGATTGGGAGTTGTGTTGCCTTGTCCTCATCCTTTTTGTTCAGGACTTGGGATAAATCTACTGCTTGTGCTACGTTTAAGTCATTCATCGTCCGAATGCTCCATTCTTTGTTTAAGGTCTGTTATGTATTGCCGTGCTGTAAGAAGACCTCTAATCTCACCACACGTTCTTTGGTAGTCACCAAAATCTTTGGCTTGTCCGCCGCTAATCCAATTACTTAATTGCGCTACTTTTTTGTCTATGTCGTCCCATAGATTTTCAAAAGCGTCCATTAATCACCTTTCTTTTTAGTTTCCTTCTGTTTTTCCATCATTTCCCTCTGAATCTTTACGTCTAAATGATTTTTTAGGGCATCTGCCATCAATTCTTGCTTGTGATGCTCGTCATCTTTCATATGTGTGCTGACATGCTTGAATGCTTCCATGCCAACCTTAGCAGCAAGCTCGGTTTTGTCCTTTTGCTGCTCCATTGCAAGCTTAACGGCGTCCATTTTGACGTCCATCTGCTGTTTTTCACCCTGTAAACGAGTCTGAGTAGCAATTCTTTCCCGTTCAATCTGCTGTTGTTGCTGTCTAAGGGCAATATCAGCCTGATCTTTCTGGGCTTTACGCTGTTGCTCTTGCATTTTGATCTGCATTTCTTGTTGTTGTAGCTGAACAAGTGGGTCTTGAGCCTGTTGTTGCGCTTGTTGCTGGGCAACTTGCTGTTGATTTTGCTGTAACAACTGGGTTGCAGCCTGAGCCAACAACGGTGCAAGGCGAGCTTCGACCTGCGGATTCATGTGAACCTCTTCGCCGTACTCGTCTTCCATTGGAGGCAGGTTCATTCCAAGCTTTTGCTCGATCTCTACACGGTATTGCCAGCCCAAATGCTCGTTGATGTGAGCCATCATTGCACCCTGAAGCGCTTGCGCTTGGGGATTTTGCCCCAACAACTGAGCAATCTTAGGATCTTGCATCGCTGACATATGCACAGTGATGTGTGCTTGGTGGTCTTGATACGCAAAAGCCTTAACTGGCTTGCCCATGAGTATGTTCTGGTTTTCGGTGACCGGATCTTCTGGTTTCTGGTCTTCTGGCAACGGTATGAGTTTGTTTGCATTCTTAATTCCAATGACTTCAATCATCTGACGGTGCAACAGTGGCATGTTGTAGTACTGAGGTGCAGTCTGTGCCAACTGTAAAGCCGGCCTGATACTGAACAATCTTCTGCGCTAATGTTGATGCATTAGGATCAGAGACTGGAATTACATCAATGTTTTTATAATCAGACTTGCGGGCTTTAGGACTTCCAGTTTCAGGATCATAGTCATATTCACCGGGAGCGTTGTCTGCAATGATTTCTTTGAGTAACTTAAGTTCTTGTTTTAAGCTGTAGTGGATACGAGCTTGAACTGCGGACATAACCTTAAGTGTACGTTCCAAGATAGCCAAAGTAGTTCCGACAGGAGCGGCTGCCGACATATCTGAGACTTGTAAATCTGCTGTGTTTGCAAAACGTCTTCCTTCCTCTACGATAGTATTTAACAAAGAATACAAAACTTGGCTTGGCTCTTTGTATGGAAGTGGCATGATGTTATCTTTCATCGCACCACTTGGAACGTCTACATCTCTAAACTCACCGGGAGCTATTGGTGTGTCATCGCCTTTGACCCGCAGACCACGGGTCTTAAAGCCACCCGGCAGATTCGATAAGGATCCTGCATCGACCAGCTGACGTATGATTGAAGTGCCAGATTTAGCATAAGCACCGATAAGATGGATAAGACCAAAAGCGTAAAAGCCAAAACCGGGAATATAGCTATAGTGGACAAGGTGCGTTCTCTTTTGATAGGTTTCATCGCCTTCTCTCCAGTTTCTACGGATTGATAATACTGTGCCGGTGGACTTTTCGATTGTGACTACATATGGCAAAGCCATGCCAGTCATCTCACCATCTTCGGTATGCTCAAATCCTGATAAGTCTAAGTTGGTTTGAATTTCTAAAATCTTAAAGCGGTCATCTTGGAAAGCCTTAAAGCCTAGCTTCTCAGCAATCTTCTTCTCAACTTCATCAAGGACTGACTCTGGCTCACCAAGATCTACGTCTCTGTAAAATCCTGACAACTGTAATCTCTTAAGATCATGCTCAGTCTTTCTCATGACGTGCGTTACACGCTCTGCGGATTGAAGATCTGGAGCGCCATAAGGAACTACGATATCTTCTGCAGGAACGTACAGGGCAACCTGACGTTTTAGGATTGGATCTTCGTAGACTTTCTTAAATGCGTTACCTGCTAATCCCAAGCCCCAAAGCATACGCTCAGTTTCTGGGCGGTACTCTGACATCACTTCGGTCAGTTCGTAGTTCATGTCATCTTGGACACGTTGGGCAGAATCTTTTAATGCGGGTGTTTCTTTGCCGAGGATGTGAGTTCTTACGGGACCTTGTGCTGGGAAAATTGCCATCATTGTTTCGGCTTGGAATTTGACTAAAGCTTCAGCCAACATAGGATGGTAGACGCCACATGCGCCTTCCCAAGGTTCGGCACGTTCTTCAATTTTTAATCCAAGCAGTTCAAGTCCGTCAACGTAAGTTTGGATCCAGTCTTTACGGGAAGCAACGTCAGAATCAAACTCGCCAATCAAGTCACCTGAGATTTGCGTTAATTCACTTTCAGATAAATACTCAGCTAAGTTTGCGCCAAAGTCATCAGTGACTTCTGTCTCTTCTTCAAGAACAACTAACGCCCCGTCTTCAGGACCTTCGATTACGATCTCCATTGGAGATTCTTGTTCTGCTAGTTCATCAATCCCTTGGGGAGCTGAGTAAATGGCCTTATCAATCGGCATATGCTATCCTTATTTAAAAGTTGGGCCTACTACCCAACTCACTGCTGAATACCGCACCCCTTTAGTTACCGAGGTTACCTTGTGTTCTAAAAATGACGGAAACACTAAAACACTTCCTTGTTTAAGTTTAGGTGAAGGAACGTCCCTAAATTCTAACTCACCTCCATCAAAATCACTAGGATCATTCAATAAAAGACTGATCGAAAGCTTTCTTTGAAACCCATTGATTGGGTTGGCGGAGTCTCTATGCCAAGTATAGTGACCGTTTTCGTTGTATCTTCCAATCTGAACCGACTCCATTCCACGGTATTCATAGTTCCAACCGCAAACAATATTGGCGGTATCTATGAATGATTTAAGAATACATCCTACGGGGGTCAGTTGATCTAGCCAAACGATATCCGTGTTTCTCAGTTTTTCGTTTTCGACTCCCGGTTCTGTCAACGAGTTGCCAACTTGAGCCGTTATTCTCTTATCCCAATCCACGCCTTTTAGGATCAAGTTGCAATATTCTTTTGGGATAATAGACTCCCAGTGGTAGTAAAAGTTATCTAACATTAGTAGTAAGCCGTCTTTTTCTTAGGGACATAGTCATCCCATTCATCAGTCTGTAGTCGTATAAACCCGCCTTTACGGAATCGGATTAGGGCTTGGGTTGCAGAGTCGACTAAGTCATCGTGGTCTGAGTTGGGGAAAGCCGCCATTTCTTCTACGACTTCCTCCGCCCACCTCGTACGGGGCGCCCACACTTTTCCGGACGCAAAGATATCCGCTACGGAATTAACCCGCATTACCTTATCGTTCCCCCTAGTCGGGGTGAACTCTTGCACTGGGATGCCCATTTGTCTAAGTTCGTAGACTAAAGGAGCGCCAGATGCCTTAGCTTCAATAATACATGAATCCGGTTGCCATTCCTTATATTGTTCCATCGCACAAGCCTTTAGTTCGGGAAACTCCATTCGGCGCTTAAA